CCGCAAGGAGCGAACCGTGACCGTTAAGCGACGCTACCCTCGATTCGCCCAAGACTTCAGCGGCGAATCCAAAACTCAGCAGCACTTTGCTGATGAATGCGACGTCAACAACATCGTCGCTCAATATGACCGAACCGGCATCGACCCATATGCCGAAAACAAAAACAGCGAACGCTACGGCGACGGTATGTACCGAACCTATAGCGACGCCATGCTCGTCGCCGCCGAAATGCGGTCAAATTTCGAAGAATTACCCGCTGCCGTTCGCGCACAATACGACTTCAACGTCGAAAACTATCTCAAGGCCGTAGACGCTCGCGCGGAAGCCGAGCTTGCCCCAAGCCTTGAGGAACAACAGGAAGCGCCCTCAGCGCCTCCTGAGCCGCCTCCGGAGGATGCCAACACCCTTGACAGGGGCGGCGAATGACATTATTTACTTGTTCTATAATGTCCCCAGTGGTCTACGTAACCAAATAGCACCTCAAAGCCAATAGGAGTACCAATATGCGCCGCAAAAAAATCAGCCGTAAACGTTCGAAAAAGCTATTCAGAAAGACCGCTAACCGAATGCACAAAAGAAATTCTCACCGCACCGTCCCTCGCGGTGGCATCGCCCTCTAAACACACGCAAACAAAAAAAAACCGGGTTCCCGAATAGGGAACCCGATTCAATATGGAGATTTCCAGCAATGCCCTGCTACAAACCTCTGAAAGCATACTACGGGCCCGGCGGGCCTAAATTCAAGATATCCGAATCGTTCGGCACTAAATTCCCCATCGAACTCCCCTGCGGACGCTGCATCGGCTGCCGCCTCGAAAAAGCCAAAGAATGGGCTCTCCGTTGTACCCATGAAGCCCAAATGCACCAGGCTAATCTATTTGTAACCCTCACGTATGCCACTGAAAACCTACCAAAAAACAATTCTCTGGATCACCACGACTTCCAGAAATTCATAAGAGCCCTCCGACAAGGGCTCAACCGCCAGAGCAAAGAAAAACCCATCCGCTACTATATGTGCGGTGAATATGGAAATATCTGCTGCGATCATGGAGGCTGGATCGATGAACCTGTCCAAGACCTCGATCAATGTAAAACTTGCCGCACTGGCCGCCCTCACTTCCACGCAATCCTGTTCGACCTCGAACTACCAGATAAATACCTCTGGCGAACATCAAACGGTAATCGTATCTATCGATCACCGACCCTCGAACGCTACTGGAAACATGGCAATTCAGAACTCGGACACGTTTCCTTCCAAAGCGCCGGATACGTCGCGCGCTACTGCCTCAAAAAACAAAACGGCGAATACGCCAAACTCGCCTACGGAATCCTCGACACCGATACCGGCGAAATCACTGACGAACAAATCAAACCGCCATATACGGCTATGTCCCTTAAACCCGGAATAGGATCAACTTGGTATGAAAAATACAAAAGCGACCTCTGGCCGCACGACTACGCAATCACTCCCGATGGACGGCAAACACCCGTTCCCACCTATTACCGACGCCTACTCGAAAGAGAAAATCCAAAACTGGCGGAAAAACTACGGAAAGCCCGGGTTGAAAAAGCCCGGCTAAACCCCGACAACTCCGATGAAAGACTCGCAACCCGCGAGTTCTGCAAAACCAAACAAGCCGAAAGGCTTATTCGGAGTCTCTAATGCAAATACAAAAACTATTCACCGTCTACGACGAAAAAGCAGCAACCTTCCTCCCGCCGTTCTTCGTCCCGACTGCGGGCATCGCAGTCCGAGCGTTCAAAGACTGCATCAACTCCAAAGACCATCAATTCGGCAAGCATCCCCACGACTACACCCTGTTTTACCTCGGAGAGTTCTCCGACGATGACGGGCAATTTGCCCTAGTAGAAAAACAATCCCTCGGAAATGGTGTAGAGTTCCTTGATCCCGAACACACCGACTCTCTAGGAGACTTCCGAAATGGCCAGACCAACCCATCAGTTCACCCAGACGAAAACAGCGGAGATACCTCGTAGCTCCTTCGATCTCTCCCACGGCCTAAAAACCACGTTTGATGCAGGTCTAATAATCCCCATCCTCTCCCTCGAAGTCCTGCCGGGAGATACCATCAACTGCCGGGCCTCCCTATTCGGGAGGCTCGCAACCCCAATTAAACCCGTCCTCGATAATCTGTACCTCGAGACTCACTTCTTCTTCACTCCGTGGCGACAGGTTTACCCCGACTTCGTAAAACTCATGGGCGAACAAGAAAGCCCCGGCGACTCAATCGACTTCACCATCCCTCAAATCAACTGGACTGATACCGAACTCGGCGAAGCTACGCTCGGCGACTACATGGGAATCCCACCTGTCGATGGCGCCACAACATCCGCCCTTCCATTCCGCGCAATCAACGCGATCTTTAACTACTGGTACAGAGACGAGAACCTCGTCCCACCACGTCCCGTCCCGCTAGACGCGGGCCCTGACGATCCAACTGCAAACGAATACATAACCCCGCCACGACGCCGCAAGCGTCGAGATTACATAACGGCGGGTCTCCCATTTCCGCAAAAAGGCCCAGCCGTGACCATCGATCTCGGCGGAAATGCACCTGTCTACGGAATCGGTGTACTAACCGACGCTGTAGCCGCCTCTGGCGGTTCCGGCATCTACAAAGAAACTGACGGCCAAGTCTCAGACTGGTCGGCAAACTTCAACTCCAACCTAATCAACATCGCTGTCGAATCAGACGTCGCAGGTGCCACCGGCAACCCGCAAATTTACGCTGATCTACAGCAAGCAACCGGATTCACAATTAACGATCTCCGTGAATCCTTCCAAATCCAAAAACTCCTAGAGCGTGACGCCCGCGGCGGAACGCGCTACCCCGAAATTCTTATGTCTCACTTTCGGGTCAACGATCCAATGCTCCTTGTCCATCAAAGGCCATTATTTCTCGGCGGCGGCGGGAGCCGCATCAACATCACGCCTGTTCAACAGATGTCAGAAACCAACCCCGACGGCGATCCAAATGTAGAAACACCGCAAGGTAACCTCGCCGCATACGGAACTGTCTCCGGAAATAACCACGGCTTCACATCTTCATTCACCGAGCATGGAATCATCATCGGCTTCGTAAACGTCCGAGCCGATCTCACCTACCAACAAGGCTTAGAACGCTACTGGAACCGAACAACTCGTTACGACTTCTATTGGCCGGCACTCTCCCATCTGGGCGAACAAGCCGTTCGCAATTCTGAGGTATATCTCTCCGGCGATCCTGTAATCGACGATGGCACTTTCTCGTATATGCCCCGTTACGACGAATACCGATACAAGCAATCACAAATCACCGGCCTCTTTCGTTCCTCTGCTAATGCCTCTCTCGACGTCTGGCATCTTGCCCAAGACTTCGCCTCCCTACCTGCCCTCGATCAAGCATTTATCGAGGACAACCCGCCTATCGATCGGGTCGTAGCGGTGCCGTCTGAGCCCGATCTCATACTCGACGTATACTTCAAAATTAAGGCTGCGCGACCGCTACCTCTCTACGCAACCCCGGGCCTCATAGATCACTTCTAACCACCTCCGCGGGGTCGCCGCGAAGCGGCGACTCCTTGCCCGCGGCGACGTGAGCCTGGTCTAAAAGTTGTGCACAAATACACGACTGCTCGGTGCGTCACTTGTTACGCTAACCGAGCAAAGCGTGTAGGCTGTGTGCAATTCTTTTAGACCAAGCTCAAAGGAGCTAGGGCTAAAAAAACAAGGGTCGACGATTCCAAGACCCCAAAGGAGAAAAAAATGGGCCCAATACTAGCTGCCGCTGGCAGCGCTCTCGGATCTTCATCTTCTAGCTGGATTCCGGCCATCGGCGGAGCCGTCGGCCAATTGATTGGAGGCATCTTCGGTGACTCCGGACAATCCAGCGCCAACCGAACCAACATCAAAATCGCGCGTGAAAACCGCGCCTTTCAAGAACGAATGTCCTCGACTGCATACCGGCGCTCTGCCGCCGACCTCGAGGCCGCTGGCCTCAATCGCATACTCGCACTCGGCAACTCTGCATCAACGCCCTCTGGCAATACCGCGGTTGTACAAAACGAAAAATCAGGCCGCGCTGCCGCAATGGGGCAAGCCGCCTCAACCGCTCTGCAACTCAAAATGATGCAATCGCAAATCGGTCAAGTCCAAGCCCAGACGCGAAACATCAACGCCGATACTCAACTGAAAGGCCTCACCGGAGGCAAGACAACCCAAGAAACAAAAAACCTCAAAGCGATGGCTACCCAGATCGAACAAACGATCCTGAAAACCATCGCAGAGACCAACCTCACAACCGCCAAAGGCGGGCGCGAAGCGACCATCTCGGCTATGTACGATATGGTTCCCGATATCATCGTCACCCTGCAACCGATCCTCGGCCTATCCGACGAAACTGTGGATCGACTGTTGCAGTACTTCTACAACCGACACAATCCACAAGGAGCGAACCGTGACCGTTAAGCGACGCTACCCTCGATTCGCCCAAGACTTCAGCGGCGAATCCAAAACTCAGCAGCACTTTGCTGATGAATGCG